AGATAAACCAACATCACGACCGGTAATTACGACTGTTGCCATGATTTCTCCTTATATTGTTTGCGTGTAGTAGGTAGATACTCGAACATCTGCGATGAGCAGCGTTGATGCACCAACTTGAGTGACTGTCGGTCTTTCAACCGAGCTGACAATGTATCCAACTGGAATTACTGCCAGAACACTTATAATCAATTGCTCGATATTGTCGAGCGATGCAGGATTGCTGTTATATGCAACTGCAACTGTAATAGTCATATTAATTTTAGCCCGAATGTTTGTTTTGCTTATTGTTTCAAATTCCAAATATGGTGAATCGGGAACGACAACCACAGCTGGAGGAATAACTGTTTCAGGCACAAACCCATAAACATTTCCTGCAACGCTTGAAAGCGCAGTTGCTAAAGGTTCACGAACTTGCTCAAGAATAGTTTGGTTAGGCATTTATTGACACATGCTTTCGGTGTCTATGTAACTTCCCAATATGCCCACACATTTATTGAATAAACTTCTGCCCATCCTGAACGGAGTTGCAGTAAAATCTACTCCTTCGATTTGTCCTCCACCGGCAAGTCTGGCTTGGAAAACTTCGACTGAAACTGTATAGACGGCTGACTGAACAGCTGCATTTCCAACATAAGTTGATCCGCCAGAAAGGGTAGCAACTCCGGATGGGATGACATTAGCCTCGAGTATGTCGGCATTAGTGATCGATTGCGAAAAGGTATATTGTCCAAGATTATCTGCCAGCACAACTCTTGTTCCGTTGTAAGGTGTTCCGCATCCTGTGATGACAACTGATTGTCCTTCGGTAAATTCATGAATTCCTAGTGTTGTAAATGTAGCAACATTGGCTGACAATGAAGTTGCTTGAATTGGTGCTTTGAATGTGACAAGCATTGGCAAAATAACAGTTTCTGCTGTGTCAATAATTTGGTTTAGATAAGTGTCGTCATACAAGGCAGATGACACACCAAGCACAGATCGCAACTGTGAAGCTGTAATTATGGTTGGCATGTCATCTCCTTAGGTTCTCCCTAGAGCAACTGCCTGAGATCGGGAGCAACCTCAGGCATGAATTTACTTACTTATTAGGTAAGGTTAAAGCGACGAACTCCACCGGCAACAATTGTTTTAACAGCCAAGTAGCCATAAAGCATTGTTTCGATTTCGCCAGTTGAAACAACATTTGTTGATAGTTGTAATACTGGGCTTTCGTAAATTGCAACAGCTGATGGAACAACAATGAATGCGCTCTCATCAATTGAAGTTGAAACTGCTTTGTTTGAAACATATAGGTCAAGACCCATTACATTTCCACGAAGTGATAATGGTGAAACTGCGCCAGCAGCATTTTGTGGATTAACAGCTGAGAATACTGGTCGCTTTGAAGAATCTTGTGCGCCAATTAATAATCCCCATTGTGAAGTTCCAGCAATGTAGCGTGTTGCTAACTCACCAGTTGCAAGATATGCAGCAGGTGTTTCAGTCTTTACGAATGCAACAATTCCATCAAGATCAGCAGATGTTGCAGTTCCTGCTGTTCCGCCAGCAGTTAATTCTGCAATTACTGCAGCCTCAGTTGCTTGAGCATAAACTCGGCGCATGTTTTCCAACATAGCCTGATAAAAAGATGGATCTGCTCTGTCAAGAATTTCAACGCTGTAGCGTTGCAAACCCTTGTAGGCTTTGACTGTGGCATCGACATATGCGCTGACAATTCCCGTTTCTGATGGTGCAGCACCTTCGGCTGTTTCTGCAACAGATCCGGAAGTTGTAATTTTAGGAATTGAAACAGTCATACCTGCATTTGGCAGTCTGCGTGTTCCAATTGCATCAATTGCGCCACGAGATCCAATTTGAGTATCAACTACCTGTGAAACATATTGAATTGGCTTGAATGCTGGGTTAGTTGTAAAACTGTCATCAGCTGCTGTAAGGATTTTTGAATCCTCAGCCTTTGCATGTGCTACCCACTCAGCAGAATCACGATTTCCAAGTGATGCTTTGATTGAGTGCTCTAAGAATCGAGCCTGTGTGTTAATTGGTGAGCGTGGCTTTGTATAAGCAACTGGTTGTGTTGCTTGAATTGCCACAGGCTCAGACTTTGCTGCTTCTACCGCTTCGGTGGCGATAGGAGCTGTTTGTGTGTCAGACAATTTGTCCTCCTGTGTTTTTGTTTGCTCCTCAGCGGTTGCTTCGGAATTCTCTGGTGTTTCACTAGCTGCTATTTCCTCAACTCGTGCGCTATTGATGGCGGGTTCAGCGACAAGGCTGACTTCCATAAGCCTAGATGCTTTAACAGTCATTACTCCTTTGTTGGCATCAAAATCATCGACAACAACGCCAACGCTGAATCCATCACGCAATCCTTCGGCTGCCTCAAGAATGCTGTCATCACCGGCAATTGTTCCTGCAATCTTAAATGTTGCTTGGATGCCTTTGTCGTCAGCTGTAATGTCAATCAATTTGCCAATAGGTCGAGTGCGATCATGCTCAAGTAATAATTTGACAGGCTTTGAAAAATCAATGCTGCCTTCCTTAAATACTGTTGCGCCAGCACTCGTCATGCCTTTTTCATTCCATGACACAATCGTGCCAGAAATTGTTCGCTTCCGACTATCGGCTGCAGTTAGTGTTATTGGGAAATTGATCTGTAATTTTTTACTCATCGGATCAAGTCCTCCTCCTCTTGTATTTGCTCAACGCTCATTGCGCCAATGCGGTTTAGGATTTCATAGACTTGCGCACGCTCTAATGCAGATCCACGCAAGAAATCGTCAATGTCAAATCTGACTTCAACACCATTTGGCACAAAATCAGCCATTGAAAGTCTTTGTTCAATTGCCGTTAATACTGGTCGCAAAGAAAAATCAATCAATGCTTTTCTTTCGGCTGTCATGTTTGAATAAGTCATTGATGTAGTTTCGGCAGATACGAAACTGGCAGGAATTCCTACCGCCCTCGAACATTCTAAAGCGAGGTATTGGCGGGCTTCATTTAATTGTAATTTAGCCGGATCAAAGCCCAATGCTTGTAATTCAACATCAGCATTTAAGAATGCAGTTGATCTAGTTGCTCTACTTGCTTTCCAACTTTCAAGCAATCTTGTAATTCGCTCTGGAGTAAGATTTGTTCCATTTGACTTTAACACCATTGTTGGAACTGGCTCTTTGGCATACATCTCAGCTGCTTTTTCTAATTCTTGTGCTGCTCTTATTGTGCGACCGGCACGATTTAACACGCCTTCATCAAGTCCGCTAAATACGACTAAACTGCCTGTTCCATGTAAAGGTAATTCCTCACCATCAATTTTATAAAACAAAATTTCCGTTTGATTGTAATTTAATTGATATGTAATTCTATCTGGTGAAATTCTTGTCCATGCTCGAACTCTTGCGCCATCGCTGTCGGAATAACTATCTAAAACCTGACCATAAGCAAAACCATGAAATAATAAATCCTCAGCAATCCAAGCATAAGTTGCAGATCCGGGAATGCGTGCATCTGGTTGCATTAAAACTTTTGTTGGTCGAATATGCTCTTTTGTAAAATGATTATAAGTTTCAATTGGCAATGATCCGACTGTTGAACAAATTATGTTTCTTGCTCTTGCAACAGCTGGAACTGACATTGCTTGCTCACGAGTTGCAGATTGTGTTCCAAAGAATATGCCGCCAACAGCAGCTTGTAAATTGTAAGGCGCATAAGATGCAGCCACATCGGTTGTTGCTGTAATTATTGGCTTTGTATTAAAACGATCAAATAATCCCATTAGCACATAATATACCATAAATGCAATTTATCCGACTTGTATATCTATTTCCGTTTCCTGTTGTGTCGCAAAATATGTTGCTAAAGCCGAAGCGACAGCTGCACAAACTGCCACTCGACTTGCACGCCTTCCGATGATCCATGACCCATCCCCATAGGGCAGTTTCGCAGCGGAAAGTGTTTGTTGGGTCAGTTCGTCTTGACCTCCATGCTGTAATCGATGGGAATTGATTGCGCCCAACCATCGATCACAACTTTCAGCATATATCGCCCCATCCATATCTGTAATGGGAATTCCAGCGGGAACTAGCCGACTTGCAACAGCTTGTGCAGTCCTTTTGGAATAAGCGACAGTCTGAACATTATATTTTCTTACATAAGGTGCAATATCGTTTGCAACCGCTAAATCATTGATTGAATAATCATTTGACCAAGTATGGAGTAAAACTAAATTAAATCTTTCGCCAGAAAGTTTTTGTGTCGCAGTTAATGCCCCAAATTTTCTATCTGGTGATAAATCAAGTCCAAACCAAGTTTCTTTCTCAGGATCTAAAGGTATCGGATCAGTCTGACACAATCCCCACTTTTGTGCATCAATCGCTGAATTAATTGTATCTACCCATTGAGCCAAAACTTCAGTTCGCACAATATCAGGCGGATCATTAATTACTGCTTTTAAGTTATCTGGATGAATTGTTATTCCCAATGATGGATTGGCTTGAGCGAATGCACTCCAATTAATCTCACCTGACGGAAGCAAGATCGGAGCATCAGGTTCTGCACTCCACTCAAACCAACCTATCGGATCACCGCTTGTAGCTGAAGCGATAGCCCTCTCACGGAGTTTGTTCAAAATTACTGAATGTTGGTCGCCAGCCGAACTATAAATCCATACCTGCGGATTCTTAGCAGCCATCATGGAATATCGCATTGATGACCAAGCATCCTCATCCTTATATTCACGCAACTCATCAAGGTGAATCGTTTCGGGTTTGCTTAAACCTCTAGCTGCATTGTTTGCAGCCTTTACAATAAACCGCCTATTGCCAAATAATTCAATTTCCTCAGCACCATGTTGCCAACGGATTTTCTTTACTTCCTTTTCTAATTTTGGATTTGCTTCAATCAAGGCAACAATCTGTCTAAAGGTTTCAAGTGAGGTTGTAAGTCTGTGAGCTGATGCAAGTTGTAATCCTTCACCCCACACAAACATGCCGGTCAGGATTCGGAGCATCATCAGCGTGGACTTGCCTTGTTGGCGTGCCATAATCAAACCAAGTTCAGAATGCGCCCAACGACCATCCTCACGCACCTTATGACCATGAATGCAGACAAAGCGTTGCCATTCCATAAGGTTGATCGACAGTTCAGTTGCAAGATCAATAATATCTTGACCCTTTGAAGGTAAATCAGTCAGTTTTGAGTGAATACGAGGCGTTTGCACACCTCCTAATCCCGAATAGGTTGGATCAGTCATGATCTCTCCCGTTTGTAAATTAATCAAACCGATCCTTCCGGTTCGTGTCTGATTGAGGTGTTTTGTGGGTTAGAAAAGGAACGGGGGGTCGGTGGTGTCCTCTTGCTCACAAAAAACCGCCCGCCCTTGCTTAAATTGCATCTAGTACAGCTTGCAACTAAATTATCATCACTATCAAGACCACCTAATCTTCTAGGTATCACATGATCCACAGTTGTAGCCTCTTGATTGCAGTATTGGCAAATGAACCCATCACGCCTCAACACCCTAGATCTTATTGATCTCCAATGCCTTGTTGATCCAGTAGATCTTAAAGCTGACTTACTCAATACCATCCCTTAATCTTATGATGTTGTAAAGCATTGCAAGGATTATCGTATCGCTTTTTTATGTATTTCAATTGCCAATCAATCTGTTTGTATCCATCAACTGTTGCTAACCATTTAGACCTACCTTGTGGAATACCATAATGACTACCATTCTTAGCCTTAGGATTCCATCTTGATTCCTTAAAATTTAATTCATCTAAACAATAGAATTGATCTAAGTCATTTAGCTGTATAAAAGCCCATTGTCTGTAATGATTTGTTTTATCTAATGAAGCAACGGAATAATCTTTTAATAAGCCTATGTTTAAGGCTATGAACAGAGGTATCACCAAACCAAACCTTGCGATCTTTCTGCTTCGCAGATCGCCCTTTCGCTCTGAAAGCGAATTTGCGTTTAAGGGTATCAT